GAACGTCGTCCGCTTTTTCTTTAGATCCCATAGGAATAAAACCACCACCTCGGTAGTCCATTTCCATACCATTAGGTAACACACTTCCACCCATATTGTAACCCATAATTCCACCATTAGCTTTTTTATTGAATGTTTCATAAATTTCATCATATCCATATTCTCTACCTTTAGGTCCATATGCTTCCCCAGGTCCTTTTCTAAAATTTTGAAAGTCATCTATAAATTTTCCACCGGTATCATATCTACCTTCTTGTATACCAGATGCTTTAAGCTTAGATAAAGAATCACTAGCATTTTCAAAATCTCTAACTAAATAATTTCCAGCGTCATCGGCCTTGTCCACAAATCCTTCTTGCACTAAAATATCTAAAGTTTCTTTACCTTTACCACTTTTTGCTTTTATTAAGTAATCTACAGAAGCACCTGTATCTTCAGCATAATCTGAATCCATACTAATTTCTACATCATCTGTCATTCTAGATAATTTATCCATAACTGCATTTTTCATTTTTTTACCTTCAGACATTACTTTTTTTCCAACAACTTTTCCGGCAGACATAATAGCAGGGATTCCTCCAATTTTCATATCAACTCTACCACCATCTCTTAAACCTAATCGTTTTAGTGCAGATTCAATTACACCTTGATCTAATTGGGCCGCGGTCATCGAAGCTATAATTGCTTGTCTTCTTCCAGAATTAAAATCTGCTAATTGTGATCCCGAGAAATTTTCCCAATCTGCGTATTGTCTTTCATACTCTTTTTTAGCTTTTTCTGCTTCCATAATTCCTTGTTCCATGGCACCTTGAGAAATAGGAAGGGAGGCCGCTCCTGCGGTTGCTAAATTTAATCCCATTTCAGTTCCACCTGGTCTTAAAATATCTGCTACTCCACCACTACCTCCTTCTGCTGATAAAAAATTAGATCCTTTTTCCAAAGCCCCTAACCCAGCATTTCTAACTGAATCCATAAAACCAAGATTTTCTCCTGGAACCTGTAGTCCACTAAAAAATTTTCCAGCTTCTGGTGCACTTAATGCAGCAGGTAAAGCCGCTAGTCCTACTCTTCCTAAACTTAAATCTCCTTCGTTTCCTTCTTGAGATAATTGTGAAAGAGCATTGGCACCACCGCCAACTAAACCTCTAGCCACCATTGATGAAGCGTTAGGCAAACTACTAAACATACTTGCTCCAAATCCAGGGGGAAGCATAAAGGGTGCTGCCGCTGCTAGATAGGGTAACGCTGGTTTGATTTCATTAGGTACTATTTTGTCTAATACTCTTGAAATTGGTTTTGTAAGTTTTCTAATAAATCCACCCATTATGCCCAACTTCCTTTTGTAAATATTGTTTGTTTTCTTATAATTTTATTGTCAGATACCCTTAACCAATTAATAGGTTTATTGATTCCTAATTTTTTTGTAAAGTATTGTTTTGTCCAACTCATAATTTTATTTAATTGTTTAACACAAATTGTGTCCACATGCCATAATTGATTACCGCTATTCCAGTCCTTATCCTCTATAAAACCTGTGTTTGTAAACTTTTTTTCAGCATCTTTACTTAAAAAAGCCCAGTTGGTAAATCCTATTATCATATCTCCATCTTTGTGTATTTTATATTGCTTCAGTTTAAAAGAAGGAAGTAAGTGATAATATATGTCTTCTCGACTGTACTCATTATATTTATCAAACTTCTTGTAAAGAGATATGGCAGACTGCATATCCTCTAAAGTGTTCTTATTAAAAATGAAGTTCATTGCAAGTTGGCCATGCTTGATTAAGCCTTAACATAGTAATTTACTAGGTTTTACGCTACTAGTCAACCTAGATATTAGTAACTGCCCCTAGTGGTATACTTAATACTTTTACATGTACACTTCTAGAAAGATGCTCTGCTTTAGTGTCTGTTGTAGAGTTTTGAACATCCGCCATCGCTTCTGCATCCGAGTTATATTCATGACCCGTTTCTAAATTTTTAAGAGTGATTTCTACTCTTGGTTTATAAACCCTTATAGTTTTTCCCTCTACTATCTCATCTTTAAACGATTCTTCTTGTTCTATAAACGACATTATCTATCCTCTCTATTCACTTCTAATATTGCAACGGTCCCCGTAAAGTGATCCGCTTGTTGTGCTTGTAGTCTTAATACATCATTTTCTTCTAAAATGAAAGTACCATCCGCGATCCCCTGTGAATTCCCAGCATTTATTGTATGTTGAGCAATTTGATATTGAGTAGTATTGGAACTATCGTATAGATACACTTTAATCCAATGGTTCCCCGCACCAGAATTAGCACAATGAATTTTTTTAACAATGGCTCTAGAATTAGAAGGACAAGTATAAACAACTGTTACACCGGTACTATCTAGATCGTAGTTTGCGTTTTTATATATATTAGCCATGTCCTTTAATTATCCTGTATCATGTAAAATGTAAATCGTTCTTGGTCTTCTTTTAAATCTTTTAAGTAAGTAGAATTCAATTGTTCTATGACTCCTGTAAGAGATCTTATAATTTGTCTTTGGTTATCTATTTGATATTCTTCTTTTGGTTCTGGTATTCTTACATTAATCTTTGCCATTATCTTCTTCCATCTGGTTGAAGGTCAACTTGGAATGTTCCAAATCTCCAATTTTCACCTACATTAATATTTTCAATTTTAATGTTTGCATATCTTCCTCTTGCTCTTGTACTTTTATATTGAGTATCGGGAAGAATTGTAAAAGGACTATAGGTAGATTGACTGGCTGCCTCTGTGGGCCAATTGGATACTCCAATAGTTACCTGATTACTTCCTGTTAAAACTTTAAAGTTAGGTAAGAATCTTCTCATGGCTAAAAACACTTCACTTTGATCTTTTTGTAAAGAAAAATCAAATGACTGAACAAAAGAAGTAAGAGTAGTAGTAGTTCCATCTGGATTAATTTGATCGGTCCCCGTTTCCTGTTCAAATAGAACAGTTTGACCTAAACCAGTTTCTCCAATAACAACAGGAAAAGTACCTGTACTAGAACTATTATATTTAGTTGCATAAGGTTTAGGATAAATTAATGAATCAATCCAACTAGTTCGAATAGAATCTTCACTAGTATTAGTATACCAAGTTCCCATTACATCTGTTTTTATTTCTCCATAATTATAAACTACAGACCTATTATTAAAATCAGAACCTTGAATTGGGTACCACCAAGTTACTTCCGTGTATAAATTATTTAAACCTGCATTAATCTGTTGTCCTTTAGTAGTATCTATATCATCATAAACGTAATCCTCTACCGAACAAGGTAATGCTTTAACCGTTCCATCAAACATAAAGAATCCATTATTACTCATCCAAAATGCTTTACCATCAATTTCTACAGCTGCATTCTTTCCAATTAAACCACAGTTTGTTCCTACTTGTTCAAATCCAAAAGTAAAAGGAGAACCTACAAATTTCATAGTATACAAAGAATTATCAGTCCAAATTAAAATAGTTTCTTTTGCGTTTAGTGCCCCTATAATCTTGGTACCATCTTGAAGCCTAAATGTACCTGCACTATTTACTGCTTGTACTGTATATTCATTAATAGCTTCCGCACTAGAAAAACGAATAAACATATCATCTTGTGTATCTTCATCCGCATTATCAGTAGTCGTTCCTAAATGAATTAAGTGACGTGTAGTAGGAGATACTAAAGTTGCTCTAGAAGCTACTGGATTAAGAATAGTCTCATAACTTGTCGTAAGTTGAGAAGCTCTTGTAGTTAATCTCGCTGCGATACTAGAATCCCAAGTAAATGTTTTTCCATTAGCAATCGTTGCTATTAGCACGTCCCCGTAATTATTTAATGACCAAAGTCCCGGTTCTAAAGTAACCGTAGACGCTTGAACTGCAATTCCCCAACCTGTACTTCCACCATAAGGACCTACACCAAATCCATAACCATAAGTTTGTTCTGCAGGACCTATATGAACATAAGGTTGTACTGTCATACTACCTCCCGTTGAAATAACGGCACTAGCTTGATTTAAAGAATCAATAGTAAAAGTAGTCGTAGAAGGAACAGATAACACTTGAAATAGTTTATCTTCAAAATCAGCATTGGATAATCCTGTTCCTGAAGGCAAGGTTACTGAATCCAATACAATCATATCTCCTATTACTAATCCATGGGCAGTGCCCGTTGTAACAATACAAGTTTTATTAGAAGCACTCGTAGTAGCTAGTGTAGACGAAGTAAAAGTAACTTGGGTTCCGTTTGGATTACTTCTCCAAGGAGTAATATCAAAAATCTGTCCTTCAAAATAAATAAGTAAAAATTTGTCCGTTCCTATTCCAACATATCTATTTCCTGTTTTATC